TGGAACGACAGGAGCAGATTGATGCGGAGATGAACGCTCCCACCTCTGCACCTGTTGTATCCACACCCGGTGCGCACATTGACGCACCCGAAAAGAGAGGTACTGCCTCTGCCGAATACACTGCCGCATTCTGGAACAACATCCGCAACCGTAATTTTGCCGATGTGAGAAATGCTCTGCAGGTTGGTGAGGATTCCGAGGGTGGCTATCTCTGCCCAGATGAGTTTGTGCGCCTGTAAAAGGCGATGTTTACAGTAGATTAGGCTCTACACCGCACAGCAGAGCGGTTGTCAATCTGCCTAACCGATGACAGGAAACTGGACACGGGAACACAGCACGGCAGAAACGCAGGAAACGTCAAAAGGATATGAGGCGAGTAGTACCTGCAATGACAAGATAACATAAGGATAAGGCTGGATTGCCAAAGCAAAGGTTAGCTCCTTTTTCGTGGGAGGGTGTGGAAATTATCCTGAAACCACTCTCATGACCCCACCATAATATTGAATTCGTTATGGTGTCTGCTATAGGTCATGAAGCAAGCGTGAGAACACGTGAGATAAACCGAAATGCTATCCGACAGTTATCACTTGCCTATAAGCATCGTTAAACAGGGATTGCCTAAGTGGAAATGCCGAAAGGCTATGTCTATTCGAGACTGAATATTCCATATGGCAACGGAGCTTCCGTAGTAGTCCGAGGTGGATAACGCCCACTACATGGCGAAGGGAAGCAGTTTGTTAATTCCAAAGTAAGAAGATGAAAGGGAGGAGAATCCTCATGAATCCAACATCGGAGATTTTGGAGCGTGTCAATAAAAGTTCCTCGGAACATCACGACGGAGTCTTTACAAGACTCTTTCGCTACCTTCTGAGAGAGGACATTTATTTTGCAGCTTACCAGAAATTATATGCAAACAGTGGAGCAATGACTCCCGGAAGTGACAACGACACTGCTGACGGTTTTAGTGCTGAATATGTGCATGAACTGATTGAAGAATTGAGGTCAGGAAAGTACAAACCGAAGCCTGTGCGCAGAGAATATATCAAGAAACAGAACGGAAAAATGCGCCCACTGGGTATTCCGTCATTTCGAGATAAACTTCTGCAAGAGGCGGTTAGAATGTTTCTGGAAGCAATCTATGAACCGTTATTTTATGACCAGTCACATGGTTTCAGACCGGAGAGAAGTTGTCATACAGCTCTCGACCAGATAAAGACAAATTTTCGTTCTGTAAAATGGTTCATAGAAGGCGACATCAAGGGTTGCTTTGACAATATAGACCACGCAGTGCTTATTAAAACGTTAGAAGTCAAAATCAAGGACAGCAGATTTATCAATATTATCAGAGCTTTCCTGAAAGCAGGTTATGTGGAAGATTTTCAATATCATACCACAATCTCCGGTACACCACAGGGCGGAATCATTTCCCCTATTCTGGCAAATATATACCTGCATGAGCTTGACCGGAAAGTCATGAAACTCAAGGAAAAGTTCGATAAGCAGTCTACACGACACCAGACACCGGAATATCTTCATTTAGCGAAAAGAAGGCAGACACTTCAAAAGAAGATTGACAGGGTAAAAGGTGAGGAACGTGAGCTTGCAATCAAGGAATATAAAGCGGTGTGCAATCAAAAATTGAAAACGCCCGCAAGAATGTCCGACGATAAAAAGCTTGTATACTGCCGATATGCTGATGATTTTCTAATTGGAATCAGCGGAAGCAGAGAAGACTGTGAAGAAATTAAAGAGATTCTGAGAGAATTTCTATCAACGCAGTACCATTTAGAGTTGAGTGCTGAGAAAACAAAGATCACACACAGTGCTGAACGAGTACGTTTCCTTGGTTATGACGTTGCGGTACGCCGAAGCCAGAAGATAAAGAAAAAGGCAAACGGTGTTAAACAAAGAACGCTGAATAACTCTGTAGAATTAACTGTACCTCTCGAAGATAAGATCATGCAGTTCCTGTTCAAAAACGACATCATAGAACAAAAACCAAACGGAGAAATCTGGGCGGTTTGCGTTCCAAGATTAAGACATCTTTCGGAAGTGGATATTGTGAACAGGTATAATGCACAAATCCGTGGCATTTGCAATTATTACTGCTTAGCAGCGAATTATGATAAGCTGAATTATTTCCGTTATCTTATGGAATATAGCTGTCTAAAGACGCTTGCAAGCAAAAGCAACAGCACAACGAGAAAAATCATCCAAAAATATCGTCATGATGGCAAATGGGCTATTCCCCATGAAGTTAAAGGCGGTATCAAATATGCAAAGCTTGTCTCGTTAGCTGACTGCAAAGCCGGTAAGTTGATGTCCGATAAAGACCCATGGCAATACAAATCCTTTGACCCGAAAAAGCTGTCACAATATGTGCGGTTAAGCGCAGGGGTATGTGAGCTGTGTGGTGATAATAGTGATTCCTGCTGTATTTATCATGCAGGTAAAATGAAGAATCTGAAAAGCACTACGGAATGGGGCAAGAAAATGCTTCACATGAGACGTAAAACGTTGATTGTTTGCCCGAAATGCTTCAAAAAGATTCACAGGGAACAAAATAAATGACATGTCAATAATGAATGGAAAGCCGTGTACATCGAGAGGTGTAAGCACGGTTTGGGAGGGGCTTTGTGCAAACCTGTCATCGAAAGATGATAAGGCGGCACACTGCTACCTCACGAAAGAAAGCTCATTTCTGCACTTGAGGAAGAAAACGTATTCCGTCCACTCGCTACCAAGATTCAGACATCAAGTGGAGACCGTAAAATCCCCGTTATTACGCAGAAGGGCGAAGCAACGTGGATGGAGGAGGAAGAGGCTTATACACTCTCCGATGACGCTTTCGGACAGATTGCTCTCTCCGCTTACAAGGTCGGTACTGCGATTAAGATCTCCGAGGAACTTCTTAATGATTCTGTTTTCGACCTGCCTTCCTACATTGCAAAGGAATTTGCAAGAAGAATCGGCACAAAGGAAGAGGAAGCGTTCCTCATCGGTGACGGTAAGGGCAAGCCTACCGGCATTTTTGCTGCGACAGGCGGTGCGGAAAACGGTGCGACCACAACAGGTGCAGCTATCACTTTTGATGATGTAATCGAGCTGTTCTACTCCCTCAAGAGTCCGTATCGCAAGAAAGCTGTGTGGGTGCTGAATGAGCAGACCGTGAAGGCACTCCGTAAAATCAAGGATAATACGGGCAATTTTATCTGGCAGCCTTCTGTCAGTGCAGGACTTCCCGACACCATTCTGAACCGTCCCTATGTGACTTCTGTCTACGCTCCTACCATTGCGGCTGGTGCAAAAGCAATTGCATTCGGCGACTATTCCTATTACTGGGTGGCTGACAGACAGGGACGTTCTCTTAAGCGTCTGAATGAGCTTTTCGCTATGAACGGACAGGTCGGCTTCCTTGCTTCTCAGCGTGTGGACGGCAAGCTGATTCTGCCCGAAGCCGTAAAGACTCTTACAATCAAAAAGGCGTGATAGCATGATTACCCTGAACGAAGCTAAAAATTATCTTCGTATCGACCATGAGGAGGATGACAAGCTCATCCTCCAACTGCTCGATACGGCAAAATCACTGGTCAAGGACGTGGGCAGAATGGATGAGGAAAAATTCACTTGTTTTGAAGATGTGACGAGAACAGCGGTATTATTCGCTCTCGGATATTTATACGAGAATCGCTCCAAACCAGACTACCACGCCTTAACCATGAGCCTGCGTTCCATTCTGTTTGCACAGCGAGAGGGTGTGGTGTAATGGATTTTGATAAACTGAATCAGCGTATCGCCATTCTGGAGCATCGCACCGTGGTAGATGAAATCGGAAACCATACTTCCAAGTGGGACGAGGTTTTCTCCTGCTGGGCGAAAGTCAGCGTGAAAAGCTCTGCCGAACAAGTGAATACGGGAGTCACCAGAGAAATACAGTCCGTGTCATTCGTGGTCAGGCAGAGCCTTTTCATTCTGTCGCTGAATTCGACTACGCATAGGATTCTGTTTAGAGGTCTTACCTACAACATCAAATCCGTGCAACGTGATTATCTTCACAACAGCTACATCACCCTTGTATGTGAAGTGAGAAAGGCGGGATGCACGGATGAGTACAATTGACAGCCTTGCTGATGACATCATGGCAGGATTGCAGGAATACGTCAGCCTTGCCAACGATTCCATGAAAGAAGCGGTCAAAAAGACAGCAACCTCTGTGAAAAAAGAGATTTCCGCCAATGCGCCGAAAGATACAGGTGCTTACGGTAAAAGCTGGAAAGCTACAAAAACCTCAGAGAATAGCCATACTCTGAAAATGACGGTACATTCCAAAGACCATTACAGATTGGCACATCTTTTGGAGAAAGGTCATGCCAAACGTGGCGGCGGTCGGGTATCAGGAAAACCGCACATTGCTCCTGCGGAAGAAAACGGTGTACAGTTGCTGGAGCATTTAATTGAGGAGGCGTTGTCATGACTTACGAAGAAATCGCTGAAATGCTGGAAGAAATGGGGCTGCCCTTTGCCTATCATCATTATGCAGAAGGCGAAAGTCCCGCACCGCCTTTTTTGCTGTTCTTATCTCCCGGAGAAAATACGTTTTCGGCAGACAATTTGGCATATTTCAGTTTCAAACAGCTGGACGTGGAATTGTACACGAACCGAAAGCAGCCGGAACTGGAAGAACAGGTGGAGGCAGTGCTTGCCCAGCATGAAATTTATTACACAAAAACAGAACTATTCATTGATTCGGAAGAATTGTATGAAGTACTCTATGAGATGGAGGTTTGATCTATATGGCAATGGAGAAAAACAAGGTAAAATTCGGTCTGAACAAAGTTCACTATGCAAAAATCACCTCTTATGATGAAGAAGGTGTGCCGACTTTTGCAAAGCCGGTTCGCATTCCCGGTGCAGTGTCGCTGTCTATCGATGCAGAAGGGGAAGCATCCAATTTTTACGCTGACGATGGTGTGTACTATGTCATCAACAACAACTCTGGTTACACTGGAGATCTTGAAATCGCATTGGTTCCGCTTGAATTTGCGACAGACATTCTCGGTGAGAAGCTGGATGAAAAGGGCGTTCTCACGGAAACCAATACCGCAGAAGTATCCCAGTTTGCACTGCTGTTTGAATTCAGTGGCGATAAGAATAAAATTCGGCACTGTCTGTTCTGCTGCTCTGCCTCTCGTCCCGCCACGGAATCCGCAACGATTGAAGACGAAAAGGAAGTTAAAACGGAAACGCTATCTTTGACCGCAACGGCGTTGAACAGTGGCTTGGTAAAAACTAAAACCTGTGAGAAAACGGATGCCGAGGTTTATGAGAATTGGTATAAGGCGGTATATATGCCCAATCTGGCTGCCGCTGTACAGAGTGGTAAGGCATCCGCAGCATCTGTGAAAGCGTAAGGAGAGTGCAGTATGGCAATTCAGAAGAACATCACCATTGATGGCATTGATGTGCCGTTTAAGGCAAGTGCAGCAGTTCCAAGGCTGTATCGTCTGAAATTTCGCAGAGATATTTATCAGGACTTTGCAGCACTGCAAAAGTCTGTGGGAGAAAATACAGAGAAATCTTCCGCACTGGACATTGAAAGCCTTGAGGTATTTGAGAACATCGCCTATATCATGGCAAAACACGCTGCTCCGGAGAATGTTCCTGATAATCCGGACGACTTTCTGGAACAGTTCAACACATTCAGCATCTATGAGATTTTGCCGCAGCTGATCGATCTCTGGGGTTTGAACGTAGAAACGCAGGTCCAGTCTAAAAAAAACATCGCCCGATTGACCGACCGATGACCACACCACTATTTTTGTTGCGGTGCGTTCAGCTTGGTTTGTCAATGGGCGATTTGGATTTTTTGACCATTGGTCTGGTGAATGATATGTTCACCGAACGAGAAAATGACGATTTCAAGTATGATTCTCTGGCAACGCAGGAGGATTTTGATGCGTTTTAACCTATATGATGTGTTTCCACAGCCATTCCTGCAATTGTCGGTCATCCATTTCACCGGCTGCAATTCCGAGAATCATTTGAATCAATTCATCGTCATCATATTCCACTTCAATATGATTCAGAGAAAGAAATACAAGCATTGTATGCGTGCCGATTCTTTTATTTCCATCTACAAACGCATGATTTTTTATCAAACTGTATCCAAGACGAGCTGCTTTTTCTATGATTGTCGGATATAATTCTGCATCATCAAACGTTTGGAAAGGTGCATTCAATGCCGAATCCAGAAGTCCTTCATCACGAATTTCCGCTGAGCCGCCTGATTCCTTCACCAGTTCTTTGTGAAGCAGCATTACCTGTTCCTTTGTGAGTCGTTTCATTTGGCAAGTTCCTCATAAACAGCAGCGTTGCGTTTCATCAGTTTTTTTGAAACAGAAAGCACTTCTTCATCCGATGCCGTTTCCGCTTCTTCTGTGTCTTCAATCATTCTGACTTCATAACGGGGCTTATTATTTTTGAAAATAACGGCCGTTCCATACCGGTCTACGATTCTTGTTACCATGGAAAAATTCTGATTTGCTTCTGTCATAGAAATAATTGTGTTTGTATCTATCATCATACGAACACCTCCTTGCTCTTATTATACCATATTGTTAGGATAAATTCAACCTATTTTTTGAAAAAGGCAGGTGACCCCCATGGCAAACCGCATCAAAGGCATCACCGTAGAAATCGGCGGCGATACCACCAAGCTATCCAAAGCCCTGGAAGGTGTCAATCGGGACATCAAGGGGACACAGACACAGCTGAAAGATGTGCAGAAACTGCTGAAACTTGACCCCACCAACACCGAACTCTTGTCCCAGAAGCACAAGCTGCTGGCAGATGCGGTGTCTGCCACCAAAGAAAAGCTGGAAGTACTGAAAACTGCGGCAGAACAGGCAAACACTGCTCTTGCAAATGGTGAAATTTCACAGCAGCAGTATGATGCCTTACAGCGTGAGATCATCGAAACCGAAAACGAACTGAAACGCCTGACCACAGAAGCAAACAATTCTCACACTGTCCTGGAAAAGATGGGCGTTTTGGGTGAAACGCTGCAGTCCGCCGGGGACAAAATTTCCGGTGTGGGACAAAAGCTGCTGCCAGTCACTGCCG